CAAACGCAGATTTGAGAGAAAGCGGAAGTCTAGAGCAAGATGCGGACAACATAATCTTTATCTATGCAGATGATGAAGAAAAAGAGAAAAAAGTAATTGAAACAGAGCTTATTATATCTAAACAAAGGAATGGTCCAACACGGAACAATAAAATTAAAATACGACAGAAAAACGATGACTTTTAGGAATTGTAATTAAGTAAAGAGGTGATAAATATAGAAATTATAACAAAAGAACAATTATTAAAACTAGAAGAAAAAGAAAAAGTCAAAGTTTTAATAAATATAGTAAACGGAAAAGTAAAATATGAAGAAAACTTATTTAATAAAACATTGTATAGCTGATATAAATTCTAAAAAGAAAGTATATAACAAACAATTGAGAAAATATATAGCATATTTGAAAATTGCAGAACAGAGAAAAATGCAATGATTATAGAAAAGGAGAATTGATGAATACTACAGAATTAATATCCAAGAATATATTTATAGATATTAAGAATATTGAAGAAACAAATACACAATGTTGTATTTGTAGTAAAAAGATAAAAATAGGCGTTAAAAATAAAAAAGTTTTATCTGACAACTTTACAAATTATGAATACATGAAATCTAAATCTGATTACATGTGTATAGATTGTGCAAAATGCATTAAAGACGATAGATTAAGAAAAAATAATTTTATTGCAGATAAAGAAAAATTAATATTATTTAAACAAAATGAATTAGAAAAATACATATTTGAGTTAGATAAATATATAACTATACCATTTATATTTGCAATAACAAGAAGTTTTAAAAAACATAATAGTTTTAAATGTAATTTAAACTATGATCATAAGTGTTTTTATATACAAGAAGAAGATAAAAAATATTTATTTGATGTAGAGATAATGAAAACACTTTATAAAATATTAGATGATGCATATTTGCAATTTACGAAAGATGAAATGTTAACTGGAAATTATAAGTTTATTAACATAGAACAATATGGAAGAGATGAATTTATAAAGTTAGAGAATATATTAAGTCGATACAGAGGAACTCATCAATTTAATTTATTAATATATATGCTTAATTCAGAAAGGCGAAATGAGTTCATAAAAAGAAAGAAGGAGAAAGAAAAAGAATGGAAGAAAAAGAGAAAGCAAGAGAATATGCAGTTGCAACTCTAATAAATATTTGGAACTGTATAGATTGGAGTAAGGTAGACTCAAAAAGAGCATATAATATTTGGGATGAATTTGCCAATAAAGTTAAAGCTGCATCATATACAACAAATAAATATGAGAAATTTGTTGAAAAATTATGTAAAAAATTAAATATAAATAGTTTGAAATTTAGAGAGATTAAAGATATTGAAATGCAAAAAATAGATATAAAAGATCAAATTATGGATTTACTTAGAGAAGAAACTTTATCTCTGGTTTTAGAAGTTAAACTAAATAAAGAAATCATAAAGGAACAGAAAAAATTAGAAAGAGATAGGGAGGAAAAACAAGATGAAAATTAACTTGGAATTATTGTTGAAATCACCACTATTACATTTTAGTGACGAAAGAATGGGGACAATGCAGGTTGCAAGAACAATGAAATTTAAAGTAAACGAAAAATATATAGATATACCAGTTTTTAGTGGAAACGCTTTTAGAGGAGAGTTGAGAAGAATAGCTATGAATGACTATCTAAAGAAAGTTGGAATAGAAGAAGAGGGAATAAGTGCTAAATTATATTATACATTATTTACAGGTGGAGCATTAACTAGTGGAAGTAGATTCACAGAAATTGCTAAAAAGAGAGAAATGAGAAAAATGTGTCCTCCACTTAGCTTGTTTGGAACAGCAATAGGAGACCAAATTCCAGAGGGGAAATTAAAAGTAAGTATTTTTAAACCTATATGCAAAGAATTAAATGAATATAACAATAAAAAATCTGAAATAAGTTTTTATGAGATGCTACAAGATATTTTCTACACAAGAAGAGACGATTTAAAGTCAAAAGATGTAAATATAACAGATGAAACAAAAAATGAAAATGCTCAACAAATGAAATATGAAGCACAATGTTTAAGTGCAGGTACAGTTTTAGAAGGAAATATAATAATAGAAAATTCAAATGATATAGAAAATTCTTGTTTATATTCTATATTAGATATTTTTAAAAAAAGTTCATTTATTGGTGGCAAGTCATCATCAGGACATGGAGAGGTTGAAGTTGTTCAAGATATAGATGGAGAAAGCGATAATTACTATAAATTTTTAGAAGAGAATAAGGAACAAATAAGAAATTGGCTAAGAGGAGTAGAATCAGAATTATGATGACATTATATGAAAAACAGCTATATACATATAATGCAGGAAAGCAAAATTATATAGATAAAGTTGAAAAAGCTATAAATGTTATAAAAGAAGCGGTAAATATGAACAAAAAAATGTCAATATCATGTAGTTATGGTAAAGATAGTATAGTTTTATTGGATCTAATTATGAAAGTAACTAAGGATGTAGTAATAATCCAATCTGATAGTGGATACCAATTACCAGATACATATAGAATAAGAGATTACTATGAAAAAAAACATAATTATAAAACTATTATTGTAAAACAACTAAAGCCTTTTCAAGAATTTCTTAAAGAATATGGAATGCAAAGTATAAATAGGAGTAGAAGTCAACATCAAAAAGTTGTACAAGCTACAAAAAAAGATAGATTAAATGAAAAGGCAAAAGAAAATGGAGTAGAGTTAGTTTTTTGGGGATTGAGAAAGTCAGAAAGTAATGCAAGAGATAAATTCTTAATAAATAGAACTATATTTTATAACAATACAAAAAAAATGTGGTTTTGTTCTCCGTTAGCATATTTTACTAATACAGATATTTGGACATATATCTTTATTAATCAATTAGAATATCCTGATTTTTATGATATGCAAAATTGTGGAAAAACAAGAGAATGGATAAGAAATACAAGTTGGGTAACAACAGATGGTGCCAATAAAGGAAGTTTAGTTTGGTTAAGATATAATTTTCCTGAATATTATGAAGAACTTAAGAAAAATTTTAAGGAGGTAGGTGGTTATGCTTAAAGTAATACTTGGAAATAAGGATAAAGCACTGAAAAAATATATAAAAAATGACAATTATATTATTTTTGCAGAAAAAATTAACAGTATGTATAAAAATATATATACATATAGTTGGGAAAGTAAAAATACAGCTACTGCATTAGAATTACTAACTAATAAACTGACAATTATATATGATGGAGAAAAAATGTTTAGATATGACACAAGACTAGCAAGATTTTTTTCAACTATGGCATATAACAAAACAAAAGATAAAATTGTATGTTTAGATAAACTGAAAAACAACAATAACTATGAAATTTTTGCATATTTTATGTTTTTAGATAAAAAGATAATTGATGTTAACCATTATTGGTGCTTTAAAGCAAATCATTGGGAAGAATCAATTTTTAATAGTAATCCAATACGTATGTTGGATACGGAATATTTAGCTAAGAAAATATATAAATATATTGAATTTAACAAAGAACCAGAAAATGATTTAGAAGAAGCGGTTCTAAAATTAATACAAGGAGAAGATAATGTCAAATAAATTATATTTAAGAAAAAATGTATATGAAATGGCAAAAGAAAGATTAAATAAAATTTACAATAATGTTGATAATGTTGCAGTAGCTTATAGTGGTGGAAAAGATAGTACAGTTTTAATGCATTTAGTTTTAGAAACAATACCAAAAGATAAGGAATTATACATATATTTTATAGATAAAGAAAGCAATTTAATTTCTACAAAAGAATATATTGAAAGACAATTTGATTATATAAAAGAAAAATATAAAAATGTACATTTGTTATGGTTTGCAATACCTATGAGAGAAATTAATGCAATGTCATTTTATGAGCCTTGGTGGACATCTTTTGACCCAATGGAAAAAGATAACTGGATATATGAGCCACCTAAAAAAAGATATGTAATAACAAATGAAAATAATATATTAAAAGAGTATGGAAATGATGAAACACATACAACAATTTATAAAGAGATAAATAAGTATATATCAAAAAATAATAAAATAAAAACTGGAGTAATGGTAGGTATAAGAACAGATGAAAGTCTTAATAGATTTAGAGCAGTTACAAAATATAAACATCTAAATATGGATTATTGTACACAAGTAGATACAAATGTATACAATTTTTATCCAATATATGACTGGGATTTTAGAGATATTTGGAAATATCATCATGACAACGATATAGAAGTTAATCCAATATATCAAAAAATGTGGCTGAAGGGAATATATAAAAGAGAAATGAGAATTTCACAAAGCTTTGCAGGAGTTCCTAAGAAAACATTGCCGATATATAGAGAGCTAGAACCAGAAAGTTTTGAAAGATTTTGCAAAAGAGTAAAAGGAATAAATAGTTTAACACATATAGATTTAAATATAATTAAAAGATTATGTGACAATGTAGATTATGATTATTTATATAATTGTTTACCAGAAGTATATCAGAAGGCATTAGATAAAACTAAGAAAAATACAAAAGATAGAGAAACTATTAAGGCTATATTAAATGGAGATATAAGATTAAAGAGAAAGGCTGAAAAGAAAGGTGATAATAAATGAGTAATATAGAATTTCCGATACTAAATGTGAAAATGGTAGATATAAACAAAGTAATTGCAAATGATTATAATCCTAACAAGGTAATGAGTTCAGAAATGGAATTGCTAAAGAGAAGTATTGAAGAAGACGGATATACACAGCCTATAGTTACTTTTTATGATAAGGATATAGATAAATATATTATTGTAGATGGTTTTCACAGATATAGATGTGCTAAAGAGTTTTTTAAACTTGAAGAAATACCAATTGTGACAATAGATAAACCACTTTCGAATAGAATTGCGAGCACAATACGACATAATAGAGCAAGAGGAGTACATCAAACTACAATAATGAGTGATATAGTAAAGAAATTAATAAAATTAGGAAAAAGTGATAAAGAAATACAATTAGAATTAGGAATGGATCCAGATGAATTTTTAAGAATGAAACAAATAATGAAAGTTGATGAATTTTTTGCTAATGATGAATATGGACATGCATGGGTTGATTATAAAGAGGGGGATAAGAATGTTTAAAAATTTTAAAGTAATAATGCATATGAAATCTCCTACTGCTGTAATGGATAATATTATTCTTGATAGTATAATTAGTGCTGCAGCATGTAAGGAACTATTAGGTGATGATTATTATGCAGGAAATAATGAGACAGGAACGAAAGAAATGCAAGATAGAGTATTAGGAAAGCTTTTAGATAAAAAATATGATGTATATTGTACAAGTTATGGATTTGGAGATAATAAGGAATTTTTAGTAAATTGGAATAAAAGATGGGAATCAAAATATGACAATTATGTTAATTTAAAAAATAAAGGGAAAGTAGACATAGGAGCAGGCTACTTTAAAAATTACCATATGCCACTTATAGTACATTCGTATAAAACAATAAGTTTTTATGTTAGAGGAGATTTAGAGAAAATAAAGGTACTATTAGAAAATTATATAAATTTTGTTGGTAAAAAGTCAGCACAAGGATATGGAGAAATATCTAGATATGAATTTGAAGAAATAGAAGCGGACTATAGCATAATAAAACAAGGTAAACTAATGAGACATATTCCTATAAAATACAAAAATGAATTAAATCTATTAAAATACAATATTATGGAAAAATCCATAATACCACCATATTGGAGAAACGATTATAGAGAATTATGCATCGTACCACAAATATTAAAGCAAGAAGGTGAAGCTTTATGAGAAGAAACTATAAAAAGAAAAAAAGAAGAGAAAGCGAAAAAGAAATAGAGAAAAAGTTAAAAAATGAAAATGAAGAAAAATATTATTTTGAAAAAGAGACAATAACAGAATTGAATAAACAATTAGATAAAATTAATTAAAAGGAGAAAACAAATGATAATAAGAAATATGAAATTGAAAGATATAAAAATAAGAGAGGACTTTAAAAGAACACAACCGAGCAAGAATAAGATGAAAGAAAAATGGTTCTTTTACAGAAAGACTGGAAGTCTAGAATCGGACATAATTATAAACAAAAACGGTTACTTAATAGACGGCTATACTAGTTATTTGATAGCGGAAGCAGATAACATTAAAAAAATAGATGTAATAGTAAAATATAAGTAATTACGAGAAAGGGAGAACTATATGAAATATGCATTGATAGATACTTTTTGGGGATGGCTAGCAAGACCAATTTTGCTATGGAATTTAAATGATATTTGTACGGTAATTTTAGAAATAATAGTAATAAAAACATGGTTTAGTACAATAAAAGAAATGCTAAGAAGCAGGAGGAGAAGATGAATAGAAACAATACAATTAAAGATTTAATAGAAAGTTGTATAGATAGTCGTGATGTAAATATTGAAAAAACAGAAGATGGAGAAAGAGCATTTAAAGAAAATAATATTTATGTAAAAGGAAAAAGTGGAGAATTTGAAAGATATACTTTAGTTGAATGTTTACCTGGAGGAGCAGAATTTGTAGTATTAATTAATGAAAGCAGTTCAAATGAAACAGGAGATTTTAGTTGGTATTTTTGTATTATGATTAAATATCATGATTTATATATTAGCTTACATGATAGAGGTTAGGAGGAGAATAGATATGTTAAAAACATTAATAGGAAAAAGAGTAGCAACATATGATGGACATATTGGAGTAGTAATAAAACATTTTAAACCAACAGGAAGAGATATAACCGTGCATATAAAACAAGATGATGGGCGAATATGGTATTGCCCTGAAAACAATATTGTAGAAGTAAAGGAGTAAATAAGATATGTTAGTGCCAATAGTAGATATGAAAGAATTTGAAAAAGTTGGATTTAAAAAATGTAAAAAGCCTTATGATCATTGTTATTATCTATGCTTTTCAAGAGGAATACAATATATATTTTTAAGTCCTGTAATGATAGATATTAATAAATGGGAAGATACAGATCCACGAATACATAAAAATGCTAATTGTAGATACAGTGATAGAAGAACAGCACAAGATTTTATGTGCGAATTAATATTAAATGGAATGGTAACATGTGAATATTAGTTGAGAGGAGTAAATAAGATATGAGTAAAAATAGTAACGGAAGACTTATACGAACTAGTGATAAACAAGAGTTTATTTATATAAGGCAAGGCATAGTATATTTTATATATTGTATTAAAGAAGATGAGAGGAGTGATACATAGTGAAAGAAAATGATGAAGCATTAAAAGTAATAGGAAAAAGATATATGTTATGGAATATTCAAAGACAAGTGTATGCATTAAAGCTAAAAGATAGAACGGTAACAGAAGAATGGTTAATTGATATATTAGATAGTTTAGAAAAAATGCAATTAGTAGAAGAAGATAACTGGGACACTAAAAAATATATAAAAAGTGAAATAGAACAAGACATAATAAGAGCAAGCAAGATAATAAATAAGAGAATTAGGGAGCTGATTAAGTGAAAGAAAATAGTATAAAAGAAGATATAGAGATATTAGAAAAAAATATAAAAAGTGTAAAAGAAAACGCAGATATGGCATTTTTTGAAAGTGATGAAGATTATTGTTTTTTCAAAGCAGTTGAGCATATTTTATCAGATTATAAAAGAGTATTAAAAGAGAATAATAGGTTAGAAGAACAAGTAGAATATGACAAAACACATATTTATACTCCACAAACAATTGAGTTAAACTTCATTTCGAAATCAAAAATAGAAGACAAGATTAAAAAATTAAATGATGTATCTAATGCAGAAGAACTTGAAGATATAATGAATAGAAAAAATTATACTATAGTAGAATTAGTTCAATATGTTTTACAAGAACTACTAGAAAGGAGAAAATGAAATGTGCAAATATTGTGAACATATAAAAGAATATGTAGATAATAACTAAAAGAAGTAGGTGATACAAATGAAATTAGAACATGTATACAACACAGTACAAAAAGCAATGACAGAATTAGAAAGTGTTGATTTAGTAGATGTATCAAAAAGAAAAGAAAGTCAAGTTAAAGTAAATAAAGTATACGACATATTAGATAATTTTAAAGACGAATTAATAAGAGAAAAAATAAAAAACAGGAGGTACAAATGAATAAAAGTCAATTAATAGAATTGTTAAAAGAATATAAAGAAAATAAAGCTAAATTAAATATTAAGCTTAAAGAATTAAAGACAGCAAGAATAAAATTAAAATATGTTGATTCTGATACGAATATGATATCTTCGTATGGAGATAATCAAGATATACATAGTAAAAACCAAATAAGTGATAAAGTGTCAAGAAAAGTAGAAGAAAACGACATAAAAAGAATTGAACTGGAAAATAAAATAGAAGAATTAGAAGAAGAAGTCAGAGAACTAAGAGAAAAAGTAGAAGCGGTTGAAGATAGATTAGAAGGTTTGAAATATAAAGAAAGAGAGATATTAACAGCTTATTATGTAGAAGGAAGAACGACTGAAAATATAGGAAATAAGTTATACTTTCAGTTATATAATCAGACGAGAAGCGGAAGACACATACAAAGAATAATAGAGAAAGCGACTGAAAAAATGGTAAAATTATAAATGTCGTAAAAATGTCGTAAAAATGTCGTAGTATTATACAAAAATATATAGTATAATAACAATAGTAAAATTGTCGAAAAGCAAAAAGGTCCATAAAAAATTTTTAAAAGAGTAAAAAAGAATAGATGTTTTAAATGTCTATTCTTTTTATTATGCAAGAAAGAAGGAATAAAAATGAAAAGAGAAAATTTAATAAGTATATTTGATACTGCAAAATTAATGAAGAATGATATAGCAGTAGAAGTAACAATACCAGGACAAGAAACAACAGAAGTAATAGTAAATAGATATGAAAATTTAGATAATAAACTAGCATTTTATACAAAAGCATATGATGAAGATTGTATACATTGCATGAATAAAGAAGTAAGAATAGTAAACGCATGGTGTGTAAATTTTTTTAAATATTATGACAGTAGAATAAGAAATATCTATGAACGTTGATAGTGAGGAAACTTTAAGTATAGAATAAGAGCTAGCTAACTATTCTAACTGTAAAGAATATAATGAGATTTATATGTATTAAGTAGTGTTTATAATATAATGAAAGAGGTGTTGTTATGAGTATACAAGAAAAAATACAAGAACATGTAAAAGAGAAGTGTAGATATTGTTTAAAAGAAGATTGCGACGGAATACATATTAATACAAATAATGAAGCAACATGTGAGAGAACGCGAGGAATAGAGTATGATACAATGTTTAATAAATAATAAGATATGCTCAAATGCAAACAAAAGATGTAAAAACTGTGTATTTGATGAATGTAAAGAAGTGATAAATATGAATGAAGAAATACAAAAGTATGAAGATATAGAAAACATGAGAAGATTAAAGAAAGAATTACCAGAACAGTGCGAAAACTGTTCTTTTTTAGAGATCATAAATCTTAGAAAAGGTAAAGTATTTTGTCCTTACATGATTAAAGAAAAGTGCTTGATTAAATGAAATTCGAATTATGATGCACAAAAAATATATATGAATGGAGAAGCTATCAATGAAAGGTGAAACAATCAAAGAAAATGACAAACTGAAATTCAAAGGATATGATTACAACATTGCAAAGATTTATAATTATGACAAGATATTTAAAGACAAAGAATTAATAGTAGAAAAAATTCTACGATGTCCTTGCGAAAAAGGAGAAAATGATAAAATAAAATTTAAAGGAATAGAAGGATATTACAGATCAATATTTTTCGAGAAGGAGGAAAAGTATGAAAAATCTATTAGAAGTAATGAATAATAATTTAGGAACAAACTTTAGAACAGTAGCAGAATATGGAGCAAATGCTGATAAGATAGACATGACAATAGTAGCACAAACATTATATCAATATATGCTATATCAAGAAAGTATAGATAAAGTAGATATGAATAATTTTAAAGTACAATTACAAATAAAGAAAGACAAATAAATATGTATACAGCTGAACAAATAACAAAATTAATAGCAGATGGTAACAAGAAGAAATTCTATGATGACTCTTACTGGATTAACTTATCAAACAGAATACTGCAAAGAGATGGAAATGAATGTCAAGAATGTAAAAAAGAAGGAAAGTTAACAATAAAACAACATGACAAGAAACTTGACATACATCATATTAAAGAGCTAGAAACAAATCCAGAATTAGCTTATATAGAAAGTAATTTAGAAACAGTATGTGTACATCATCACAATATATTAGATAATAAAAAATTTAATGTAAACAAGAAAGAAAAGTTTATGAATGAGGAGAGATGGTAATGTTAAAAAAGATATATTCAGCTGATGGAAAAATAGAAGAAGATGTAAAACAAATAATATTAAAGAATAAAGATTATTCATTAAAAGAATTGTTATATAAATATGCAATACCTGAAGCAAGAATAGGATGGAAAGGACAAAAGAAAACATTTAAAGTTATTGCTAGAAATGATAATTTTATTATTATTGTAAGACCATACAATCCTAAAAAGACATTTGAATACTCAATATTAGATTTAGAATATATGGAATGTAATCATGATAATTACTATACGAAATATGATTATTCAAATAAAGAAGAATGCGAAGAAGCATTAAAGGAATTGCAGAAGACAAGAGATGAATTTCACGAAACTAAAATAAGATTTGATGATGGACTTCAGTTATCAAGAAGAGGACCTGCTAAGATAGATGATGTTATAACAGAAATTTATATAAATGTTAAAGTTAATTAAGGAAAGGAATGATAAGATATGCCAAGAGCAAAGAAAGTAAAACCAATTGAGGAAGAATAAAAAGAAAATGAAATCAAAGTAAATGAAGTAGAAGCGGAAGTAGATACTGATACAGTAAATACAGAAGCGGAAAATATAGATGAAATGAAGTTAGAGATATACAAACATACATATAGCGTAAGTGAATTAATAAAAATAATGAATAAAAAAAAGAAAACATATTTAGAGCAGGAAACAGCAAATAGATTTAAAGAACTAATGTTCAATTATTATAGAGGAATAGAATACGCAGTATTAAGAAACTGCTGTGGTAAAAGTTATACTATACAAGATTTAAAAAAGAGATTAGATTATGATATTATAGACAGAAGATGTAGTAGAAAGAATATGAGATTTGACAAGAAGACTGTTGATACAGTCATAAAATTTGTAGAAAATTACAATAAATAATACCCCCTGTCAAAACTTTTGGGGTCGTCGCGGGGATCTCCCGAACGAGTAGCTTGCTCATAAAAATAGATTTTTTGTAAATTTTTGCATGAGGGGAGGTAGAATTAAAAAAATGCCTAAAGAATCTAAAGAAAACTTGAAAAAATATGAAGAATTAAAAAAGACATTAGAGGAACAACTTATAACACAAGACAATTACAACAAAATCACTATGGAATTATTAGAAAAGTATATTAAATTCACTAAAATTGAAGACAAGCTAAATGAAGACATAGAAGATAGAGGGGTAAGTATAGCCTGGAATAATGGTGGTGGTCAAAAAGGTCGCAAGAAAAATGACAGCATTGCTGAGTTTACGAAGGTAAATGCTCAAAAATTGAAAATACTTGATAAACTTGGAATAAAAGCACCTGAATCGAAAGATGAAGGTGATGGAGAATATGAAGTATAACAAATATATTGATAGATGGTTTGAAATTGTAGAAAATGAAGAAATAAAAGTTTGTGAAGAACAAAAGCAAATGGTAGCATGGCTAAAAAATAAACTAGATACAGAAAATATCATAATAAAACATGAAGAAATTGAAAAAGCAATAGTAACAAAAGAAAAGTGGTTTGAATATCCGCTTTTAGATTGGGAAAAATTTCTTGATGCATGTGAATATGGATTATATTATGAAGATGACTCGTTAGTATTTAACGAGTTCTTTATTATGGGTGGAAGAGGTTTTGGAAAGAATGGATATATAAGTACAGAGATATTTTATCAGACAACTAAACAACACGGAATCAAAAAATATGATATAGATATAATAGCAACGTCAGAAGACCAAGCTAAAACTTCTTTTACAGATGTTCACGATATGATAGAAGATAATTCAAAATTATCAAAAGCTTTTAACATAACTTTAGAAGAAATTGAAAATAAAACAACAAGGTCTACTATTAATTACAATACAAGCAATTCAAAGACAAAAGATGGTAGAAGACCACGGACATGTATTTTTTGATGAGATACATGCATATGAAGATTACAAAAACATAAAAGTACATACATCTGGAGGAGGAAAAAAGAAGAATTTTAGAGTAACATACATTACAACAGATGGCGATGTACGAGGTGGAGTAATCGATGATTATAAAAAAGAAGCAAAAGATGTTTATAGTGGTGTAATTAAAAATACAAGGACTTTATTTTTTATATGTAAATTAGATAATGAAAAAGAAGTAGAAGATCCTAGTAATTGGATAAAAGCAAATCCATCCTTAAATAAATTTAAGGATTTAATGAATACAATGCTAGACGAATATCAAAAAGCTTTAAGAAGACCATCACTATTCCACGAATTTATGACTAAAAGAATGAATATACCACATCAAGACGAAACTAAGGTGGTTGCTAGTTGGAAAGATATTTTAGAAACTAATCAGGAAATTCCAAATTTAGAAGGTGAATCTTGTATTGGAGGACTAGATTATGCAAGCGTAAGAGATTTTTGCGGTTGTGGATTATTATTTAAAAAAAATAGTAAAAAGTATTGGCTACATCACACATTTATAAACAAAAATAGTCCGCATTTAAAATTAATAAAAAAAGAAATATTAGAAGAAGCAGAAGCAAAAGGTGAAATTACATATATAACTAAACCAACTATTCCACCGGAAACAATTGCAGAATGGTTTATAGAGCAGATGGGTAAATATAATATAATAGCTATAGCGATAGATAAAGTAAAAGCAAATTATTTTATAGAAGCTTTTGAAAAAGTAGGATTAACATTACGAACTGCAAGTAATAAAACAGGTGAAATAGTAATAGTGAGAAGCGGAGAGTTCACAGATACTATGGTTTATGGCGTTCTTGAAGATTGGTTTGGAAACCATAACTTGGTTTTTGGGGATAGCACATTAATGAGATGGTATGTTAATAACACAGCAGTAGAACCAAGAAAAAATGGAAATAAAGTATTTGTAAAAATAGAACAACAAAGTAGAAAAAATGACGGATTTATGGCTTTAACACATGCTACTAGTATACAAAATGAATTAAAAGAATCACAACAAATAGATGAAAATTATTTAAAGACATTTCTAAAAACTTATTAAAAGGAGGTGGGAGTTTGGGATTTATAGAAACTGCATCAGATTATATGAAAAAATGGTTTAATAAAAATGATGTAATATGTTTAAGTCAATGTATAGATTTAATAAACGAAACTTGCTATAAAGAGTTGGGGTTACGAAAAGTAATTTCTTTATTAGCAAGTTCTTTTATTTGCACAGAATTTAAAACATACGAAAATCATAAAGAAGTAAAAAAGAATATGTATTACAAATTAAACGTTGCACCAAATTTAAACTCAAATAAATATGATTTTTATTTTAAATTTTTAACACAGTTAATAAGAAATCAAGAAGCTTTAATAATAAATTTAAATAATAATTTATTTGTAGCAGATAGTTTTGAAATTAATAAATTGGCCTTAAAAGATTATTATTTTGAAAAAGTAGTGATAGACGATTATCAATTAAAAGATAGGTTTTATATGAACGATGTGTTTTATTTTAGTCTAAATGACTCTAGATTAAAATCATTGATTAATTCTATAGATAACAATTATTCTAAAATCTTAGGTGCTATGCAAAATGCTTATGTAAGAGACAAAATGCGAAAAATTATTGTTAATTATGATTCAACTAATAACTTAAAGGATGGAAAAGACAATGATTTGCAAAATTTAATTGATAGCATTATAAAGCCATTTATTGAAGGTGAAAGAAATGTTTTAACATTACCAAAAGGATTCTCTTTAACTAATTTAGATGAAAAAAGTTCGAAAACAAATACTGATAAAGTATCTGATATGAAAGAGGCAGGAAAAGAAATTTTAGAAAATATAGCATCTATATTTAATATTCCTGTTGACTTAATTTATGGCAATAAGAATGAATTGAAAGAACAGGAACAAATATATATGACACATGCATTAAAACCTTTTGCAAGTATGTTCAATTCTGAAATTAACAAAAAGGCATATTCGAAACAACAGTACTTAAAAGGAACATATATAAAAATGGATTTAATAACAACAGAATTTATAAATTGGCTAAAAGAGGCAGACTCTTTAGATAAAGCATTTAGAATAGGATTTAAGCACAACTACTTATTGAACAAATTAGGGGAAGAACAATTAGATGAAAAATGGGCTGATAAATCTTATGTAACTAAAAATTATATGAAAGTTGAAGGAGGTGAGGAAGAATATGAACAGAATTAAGCAACAAGCTGGAAATAGTGTAAATATCTATTTATATGGCGATATTGCCGATTACTGGTGGGATGATGAATCTAATTCTGCTAAGTGTTTAAAAGACAAACTTGCTGAATTAAACGATATCACGGAAATAAATCTACATATAAATTCTTTGGGTGGTGATGTTATTGAAGGCATAGCGATGTTTAACTTACTAAAACAACACCCTGCAAAAGTTAATGTATACGTTGACGGATTTGCATGTTCTATTGCAAGTGTAATAGCAATGGCAGGAGATACAGTATATATGCCTAAAAATTCTATGATGATGATTCATAATTGTTGGACTTATACAGGAGGAAATTCAAAGGAATTAAGAAAAACAGCAGATGATTTAGATAAAATTATGGAAACATCAATTGAATCATATCTATCAAAAATAAATATAAGTAGAGAGGAATTAGTCGAATTACTAGATGCGGAAACGTATCTTACTGCTGAGGAATGCTATAATATGGGGTTCGCAGATATACTGATGCCAATTTCTGAAAGTATTGAACAATCAGCAACAAAGAGTTTTTTGCAACTAGCGAAACAAAATAAAGAATTAAAACAAAATGCAGAAAAAACAAAATTTATGGAGAAAGAAAATAAAGAAATAAATTTTGAAAAAATCTGCGAGATGTTAGAAAACAAATATGAATTAAAAATAAAAGAAAAAGAAGAAAGACCAAAAAACAATGTTTTTGAGTCTTTTTTTAACGCAATTTTGAAGGAGGAAAAATAATTATGAGTTCAGTAAAAGATTTAAATAGAGAAGATATTAAAGAAAAGGCTTTAAAAGCTATGGAAGAAGGAAAAACAGAAGAACAAGCAGAAGTAATGCAACAATGGATGGAGTTAGTAGCACAGGAGGTTGCAGAAAGAGTAACAAAAGAACAAGCTACATTTCAAAACGATACAATGATATTAACAAATAGAGGAGCAAAACAATTAACAAGTGAAGAAGTGAAATATTTTGAGAAATTAGCAGATGCAATGAAAGCAACAAAAGTAAAAGAAGCATTAACAGATATGGATGTTGTAATGCCAACTACAACAATAAATAGAGTATTTGAAGATTTGGTAGAAGCACATCCATTGCTTTCTAAAATAAAAGCGATGAATGTAACAGGAATCACAGAGGTAATTAAAAGAACAGGTGATGTTGAAGAAGCTTGGTGGGGTAAGCTTTGTGATGGAATAAAGAAAGAATTGGAAGCAGGGTTCAAAAAAGAATCTACAACTCTTTATAAATTAAGTGCATTCTTACCTATTTGTAAAGCTTATCTAAAATTAGGTCCAGCGTGGTTAGAGACATACATAAGAACAATATTAACAGAAGCTATGTCTAAAGGATTAGTTAAAGCAATTGTAACAGGAACAGGTGTAGAACAACCATATGGAATGGACAGAGATCTTGAAGCAGCTGTAACACCAGGAGAACCAGTTCCAAGAAAAACTGCTATAAAAATTAAAGACTTTGAACCAAAAACACTAGGAAAAATAATTGCAAAACTTACAAACGGAGGAAAAAGGGTTGTTACAAAAGTAACTTTAGTAGTAAATCCTGTTGATTACTGGGAAAAAGTGTGGGCTATAACAACAACTAAAAATGCATTAGGACAATATATAGCAAATCAATTCCCATTCCCAGTTGATATAATACAAGAATCTTCAGTATCTGTAGGCGAAGCTGTTATAGGACTAGCAGAAAAATATGATTTATCAGTTGGAATGAATCAAAAAATAGAATATTCTGATGAGTTCCACTTCTTAGATGATGAAAGAGTATATTTATCTAAATTGTATGCAAATGGAAAAGCAAGAGATAACAATTCATTCTTATTACTAGATATTTCAGCTGTTACTGCTGAAGAAACTGTAAATGCATAGGATGTGATGTAAGTGAATCTAGATAATGAGATAAAAAAAGATGATGAATTTCTAGAGGAAGTTAAAAACAATTTAAATATAACATGGAAGGACGATGAGACAGATAACAAAGTAAGAGGTTATATAAAACAAGGAGTAGAAGTCTTGCAGGATGACGTCAAGACTTCTATTGACTTTTATGATGATAATATAGCACGAGGGCTTTTAAAAACTTTCTGTAGATATGCATGGAATAATTCAGAAGAGTATTTTATTGAAAACAATCTACATTATATTTTGAAGTTAGAGGTTAAATATGGCAAAAGTTAATTTTATAAGAAATAGTAAAAACTATCATGAAACATACAATGATGGTATTTTGTATTTTGGAAATATTAAGATATTGAAAAATGCAAAAAAAGAAAAAGTTGGAGAAGAAATTATAATGCAAGGTAAAAGACCTTTTGCATATGTGAATATAAGAGATAGCGATAATAATATAGCAGAATCTTTAGGATATACAATTGATAAAAAAGTAAGAATCCCACTTTCTTCACTTCCTGAAAATATAAAAATAAAAATCAATAACGATAATGATATTTATGAAGTAAAGAAAAGGGATTCTAGTGACAATAAAAACATATATCTATATTTACAAAAAGCTACTAATAAAAAAGTAGGTGATGTTAATGGATGATGAAAAAATAATAGAAGCATTAGAAACGTTTGATTTACCTGTTGGAAACAAGAGAATTTATGAAAATGAACTTAATGGAAATTACAATTACTTCATTTTTCGTAGAGGTGGACTTATTGATAATGGATGCGGAAGATATGTGAGAAAAATATATATTTCATATGTGTATGAAGGAGAACAAAAAATCTCTGATTTCAAAATTATAAATAAAATAAAACAATTAGGTCTAAACTTTACTGGGTCAGAAACTGACGATGTTCAATTAGCTGATACAAATACATGGATAGATATGAATACATTTGTATTTGAAAGACCTGAAAGGGGTTAAAATGAGTAAATACAATGAATTAACGTTAGATTTTGTTGAGTTAGCTAAATTTGAAGAAAGAATAAAAGCTTTACCTCGCAAAGCAGAGTATGAAATAAATAATTATTTATGGAATGATGCAGGTAATATTTTAAGAAAACAGGTATATGCAAATATGCCGCGTTCAACGAAGAATAAAGCTAAGGTAAAGAATGCTCCGAAAGTGCATGCAAAAGATGTTGAAAGTTTGGATAAAGCAACATTTAACTTAGGAGTAAGAATACAAACACATTTAAAGCCAAAGTCGAAAGATTTTGGTTATTTAATATTTCCTGACGAAGGTAGAGGATTTAGACAAAAAAGAAAAGGAGAGCAAGCTTTTTTTAGTAAAGCTCTTGATAATAAAGAAAATGAAATAGCAGAAGGACTGTTAAATCATTTAGATAAAAAAATAGAGGAGGAATTACAATGAAACAAGTTGAGGAATTTGATGATTATAAAATAATAGAAGGATCAATACAATTTAAAAATGAAACTGCAATTGCTTTTGGTTGCATTGGAACGTTAGATGGAACTTCTAATGTAGAAGAAGTTGTAAAAAAATGTGAAGGCGTAATTGTAAAAAAAATAAAAAGAATAACTGATATGACTGTTGCATTAACAGGACATGCTAAGATTCCATCATCTCGAAAAATAATGGGATTAAGCAATGAAGGACTAAAGACAGGCGTATATGCTTATGGTACTGATACGTTTTCTAATCCATTTGCTTTTGCAGCAAAAGTACAAGATATGGACGGAAATATAAAATACATAGCATTTCCTAATCTAGAGAATGTAAAAGGATTATCTGTAAAAGTAAACAATGATACAACAGAAATCGAAATGAAAGATTTTGAATTTTCAGCTTTAGCAGATAGTAATAAAAAATTCTACTATGAAGCTTATGAAGACGAATTAGAAGATAATACAGTAAAAGAAAAATGGCTAACAAATTTTACACCTGATTTAGTAAAATTAACCGATCCTCAAGGTTAAAATATTGTCGAAAAATGTCTATGACTTTTCCTTGCTATAATTTGTAATAAAATGTAGAATTATAGCAAGGAGGGGTTGTATGGAAAAGAAAGAAAATGATAATAAAAAAGTTGATCATGTAGAAGGATACAGAACTACAATATATGTAATGATAGTGATAGTAGCGTTAGCTGGATTATTTTTAGGATTTAATACGCAGATTAGTGGCAAAGATACTGTTGACGTTATACCAATGATCACTTGTTGGACAAGTGGAGGAATTTTAATATTATTTTTTAATATGTTAAAAGACATTATAAACGAATTGAGAATATTAAATTCAAAAAAATAATTCAAATATAAAAGTAAATTAAAATACATTACAAATATTATTTGTCATTTCAATATTTGCATTTTAATTTATAACAATGTAAGAAGTACTAAAAATAGTGCTTCTTTTTTATAGGAGGGAAAAATGGTAATAAATAATAAAGAAATAAATTTGAAAATAACACCTACGGCTCTTAGAAAAATAGAAGAAAAATATGAAGATTTTGACATATTAAAACTTCTAAGAGACATTCAAGAACAAGAAAAAGAACCAAGGATGTCTGATTATTATAAACTTGTATATACAGGTTATCTAGGAGCAACAGGTGAAGAGATAGATTATGATGATTTTTTAAAGTTAATAGAAGATATTGACATGTTAGAAATAAATAAAGTAGGAGTAAATCTTTTATTAAAAAGAAAAAACTAAAATTCCAAGAAGGATTTAAAAAAGTCACAAAAAAAGCAAAAAGTAAATATCAAAAACCAAACATACATATCGAAACTGTAGCAGATATGTATGTTTTTTATGTGCAAATTTATAAAATTGATATAGAAACTTTTTGGGAGAGTGACATATCCTTCTTGGACAATATTGTAGAAAACAAAATAGCTTATGAAAATTATATAAGTAATCCAAGGGAGGTTAAGTGATGGCTAAGAACAAACAAAGTATAAAAATAGATGCAGATGCACAAGGTTTCATACAAGAAATTGAAAAATCTACTAAAAGTATTACATCACTTAATAAAGAACTGAAGTTAAATCAGCAACAATTAAAAGGTAGTGAAAATAATACAGACTTATTAACAACAAGAGTACAAGAATTAAAAGAAAGATATGAACAACAAACAAAAATAGTAGAAAATACAAATAAAGCATACCAAAAATCTGTAGAGCTATTCGGTGAAAATTCAGAAGAAACTGAAAAATGGAAAAACAAATTAGTTGAAGCAAAAGAAAAACAGGAAAATTATAAAAATGCACTGAATGAAACTAATAAAAAATTAATGTTACAATCTGAAGCATGTATAAAAGTAGGAGAAAAAATCGAAAAACTAGGAAATAAATTAACAACTGCAGGAGAAAAAATAGAAAAAGTAGGAAATAAGTTATCTGTAGTAAGTGCAGGTATTGTAGCAGTTGCAGGAGGTTCGCTAAAGGCTTCTATTGATTTCGAAAGTGCTTTTGCAGGTGTAGAAAAGACAGTAGATGCTACTACAGAACAATTAGAAGAGTTGAAACAAGGAATACTTGATATGTCTACAAAATTGCCTTCTAGTGCTGTTGAGATAAGCGCAGTGGCTGAGGCTGCAGGACAATTAGGTATACAAACAGACAATGTATTATCTTTTACTAAAACTATGATTGATATGGGAAATTCTACAAATTTGTCTTCTGACGAAGCAGCTACATCTCTTGCTAGATTTGCTAATATTACACAAATGAGCCAAAAAGATTTTGATAAGTTAGGATCTTCTATAGTTGATTTAGGTAATAATTTTGCTACAACTGAATCTGAAATAGTTGAAATGGCACTAAGATTAGCGGGAGCAGGACATCAAGTTGGAATGTCAGAGGGGCAAATTTTAGGTTTAGCTACAGCTCTAAGTTCCGTTGGAATTGAAGCAGAAATGGGAGGTTCAGCACTCTCTAAAGCAATGGTAAAGATGCAAAATGCTGTCGAAATGGGAGGAAAGAATCTAGATTCTGTATTAAAGAAAACAGGAATGTCTTTAAGAGAATTAGAGTTAATGTCTGCCAACGACTCTATGGGATTTAAAGCACTTGCAGATGAAATTGGTATGACTAGCACAGAACTAAAGCAATTTATAACAGCAGGAACTAATTTACAAGATTTTGCAAGCATATCAGGAATGACAGCTGAGCAATTTAAAAAAGCATGGAAAGAAGATGCTACAAGTGCACTAACTGCTTTTATAAAAGGCTTAGGAACTGCTGAAGAAAAAGGAGAAAGTGCAATTGTTCTACTTACAGAAATGGGATTATCTGAAGTAAGATTAAGAGACTCTTTGTTAAGAGCTGCAAATGCAGGAAATTTATTTAATAGTGCTATCGAAACAGGAACAAAAGCGTGGAAAGATAATACTGCGCTTACGAATGAAGCAACAAAAAGATATGCAACAACAGAATCGCAAATGAAAATGTTAAAAAACGAAGCTGTAAAATTAGGGATTGAATTTGGAAATGAATTAGCACCTTCTTTAAGAACATTATTGAAAGATATAAAGCCCGTCTTATTAACAGTGTCTAATGCGGTGAAGAAATTTAGTGAGTTAGATTCTACAACTAAACAAAATGTAATTAGATTTACTGCTATGGTTGCAGTAGCAGGACCTCTAGTAAAAACAATAGGTAATATAACAACAGGTACAGGAAATCTAATAAAATCGTATGGTAATGCTATAAAATGTGTAGGTAATCTTTCAGCAAAGTTATCTATAAATCAAACAACGTTAAAAGCTAATACTACTACAACAATAGCGGCAACTACAGCAACTAAATTACAAACAACACAAGCAGTTGCTACATCAGGAGCAACACTAGCTACAAATGCACTAAAAGTAGCAATGATAGCGCTACCTTTTGTAGGCGTTGTAACAGGCATAATAAGTGTAATATCAATGATGAAAACTTTTTCTGAATCACAAGAGGGAGCTACTCAAAGTACAGAAAGTTTAAAAAATGAAATTAACGAGTTAAAAGATGCAAGACAAGAATTAACTGATACACAAAAAAAACAAGTAAATGAAGGCTTGTCTGAAATAAAACATATTCAAAATTTATGCTCTGAATTAAAAAATCTTACAGAAGAAAACGGAAAAGTAAAAGAAGGATATGAAGGAAGAGTAAATTTCATATTAAACGAAGTTAATGAGGCACTTGGTACAGAATACAAGTTGACAGATGGTGTAATTCAAAAATATGACGAATTAACTAAATCTATTGATAATCTAATATTAAAGAAGAAAGCTCAAACAATATTAGATTCTCAAGAAGAAAAATATAAGAATGCACTAAATGAATATGGGAAAGTTTTAAATAATCTAGTAGAAACAGAACAGGAATATTTAAATAATAAAGATAAACTATTACAAAAAGAAAAAGAGTTACAAGAAAATCAAGCTAAAGGCGGCATGGAGAATTTAAAACTTACACAACAACTAAAAGAGGAAGTATCAACTTTAAAAGAAAAAACAGACACATATGAACAACAGAAAGAAGTTTTGCAAGGATACTACGATGATATCGCAATATATGAACAAAATGCATCTTTAATAGCAAGTGGAACAGCAGAAAATTTACAGAAGGTTGCTGATAGTGTTAATTATAGTTATCAAAAAAGAAGTAATAGTGCAGTTGAAAATTTGAAAATTCAAATAGCAAACGAAGAATATCAATTAGGAGTGCTTAAACAGAACTTTAAAGACACAGAAGATGATAAGTGGAAAATACAAATCGAATCTAGTGAGAAAAGAATACAAAGTTTAAAAGATGAACTGAAAGCTCAAACAAGCACATTAAATACAAATACTAGTGTTGTTGAAGCATATAAAAGTCTATGTAGCAAAGTGTGCGCTGAAGGAGAAAAGATAGATTTAAGCAATGTGGGAGAAAAATGGATCAAAAGCTTAAATAAAGGATTAAAAGATAATGTAGGACTCTTGAATGGAACAATGACATCTGTTGCCGCGGCATTAAGTGTAAAAACAAACAATATTAATGTATCTTCAACGTCAGGACATGCTGATGGGTTAGCTTATGTTCCTTACAATAATTATGTTGCAAGACTACATGAAGGCGAAAGAGTACTAACTAAAAAGGAAAATGCAGAATATATAAGAAATAATATAAGCAATAAAAATAGTAGAAATGTAACATTGAATATATATACACAAAGTGTAACAGATGGAGAAATAAGGAGAATAAAAAGAGTTATAGAAAGCGATTGGGGTGATAGAACTTAGTATGTTTGATTCTAAAGATATTAGAAATTTTTATTTCGAAAATGAAATAGGACAGAGGATAGATTGCCAAAAAATTGACGGCAATCTATTTTTATACAATGTAACAGGTTTAGGATTTGAAAAAGAAACCGAATATGTGCAAATATGCAATACTTTTGTGAAGAATAAAGAGAATATAAAGCAAAATATTATAGAAGGAGAATTAGAGTTTTATAATATGACATATGATGAATATACTAATTTCATTGATTTTGTATTATCGTCTAAATCTTTAAAATTAATATACGTACCAAAAACATCTCAAAGAAAGGAATTTTATAGAGATATAGATATAGTTAAAATAGATAAAAATGAAGAAGATGACTATAATGTACTAATATCTCCGATAACAATATACTGTAAATCGTTATGGTATAAACAAGATGTTGCTATATATACAATTAAAGCACAAGATGATGAAATTAGATGGGATTTTAGATGGGATAGTAGATTTACAGATTACGATAATAGAAATTTAACTTACATCAATAAGGGACATGTAGAAGCTCCTGTTCTAATAGAAATGTCAGGGCATTTAGTAAATCCGAAAGTTGAGCTATATATTGAAGGAGAACTGTATCAAACAGTTGCTTTTAATGTAGAAATAGCAGAATATGAAAAACTGTTGTATGGGACAAAAGAAAATGAGTTCTATATAAATAGACAAAAGACAGATGGAACTATAGAAAGTTTATTTAGTCTAGATGTAATTGATTTTGAAAATGACAATGTTATAAGACTTCCTGCAAATAAATCTTGCGAATTAAAGCTGACAGCTGATAACGAAGTACTAAATGCACAAGTAACTATATTAGCTTACTATAAAGCGGTATAGGAGGTGCTAGAGATGAATAATGTGACAATTAATTTTAATGGACAAGCTTATCTAGCAGTCTATAATAACCAAACAGGATATTATGAAGTAGAAATAATAGCACCTACTATAGGCGGAATATACAATGCAGATATAACATTTACAGATTTAGCAGGTAGAACTTATGAAGATACTCAAAAGGTACAAGTTTTTACTAAAGAAAAAATAAAAATAGAAACTAATAAAGTTTTTATCTGGATATTTGATTATAAGAACTTTAAAGTAAAAGATATAGTAGAAATAGCAGATTATGAAATATGTATAGACGAAGAAACAAATGCTACTACATTGTTAAAGATTCTTAAAAAAACAAATGCTAAAGCAAGAGATATAATAGCAGTAAAGAAAAACAATGAAGTTGTTTTTTGGGGAGTAATGAAACAAGTACAAAATGAAGATCGGTAAGCTACTTTATGAATTTGTTTTAAAATATATAACAAACATGTTTGATCAAAACGTTAAATTAGAACATGAAGAATTAATAAAAAGCACAGGAATAGAAGATTTTATTGCAAAAGCTATAACAGACAATTTTATTTCTAATGCAGATGCATTTATTAATAGAAATTACTTACAAGTAGTTGCGAAGACACATACTAAAAAACAAACGTCTGTAACTAATGTTCAAGACGGAATTTACAATCTACATACATATATGACAAATTGTACACAAAATTATGATATTGTGTACGATTTTTCTATTGTAAATAAAAAATTAGTAATAACAATAGAAAATAAGTCGTATAAAAAACAATTAATAGATGTAAAAGCACATGCAATATCTAATTATTCAGAAGTGTTTGAAACTGATGTAGTAAGTAAAGTAATAGTTTTAACAAGTACACAAACTTATACATTGTATTTAAAAAATGACAGGACTACTACAACGAACATGAATGACACTAACAGAGTAAAAGGTAAAGTAGAAACCGTTTATACGGAAAACTACGAAGATGCACAACAGAAAGCTTTAGATGTGATGAAATCTAATTCTTATAATCATAACATTACATTTAATTTATATGACAAAATAATGAAGATAGGAACACCTATTGCAATAAAGACTAAGGAGTCTTTAATTTTTGATACTTATATATCTGCAATAAGAATAACACCTGCCAAGTTTATTGAGTATGTTTGCGGAAATATAAGAATTAAGTTTATAGATAAATTTAATCAAGAGAGGAGAAAATAATATGTTAAAAGGACATGTATTTAGTAAGCAACTATTTGGAAATCCGATTTTTGCACTATTTATAAATACTTTTTTAAACGGAACAAATGGGGTTTCTAACAATTATAAAAACGGAATGCAGGTAACTTATAATGAAAATATAGTAACAATACAAAGTGGGGCAGCATGTATTCAAGGTAGATTTCTAGAAGAAGATACATCTTCTAGCATATCTGCGGGAACAAGCACTGCTTTTTGCAAATTAGTTATAGAGATAGATTTAGATAAAACAAACACAGAAAGTGAGTTTAATCAAGGCGTCTATAAGATAGTAAAAGGTACATCCGGTTTTAACACAAACTAATATAGTTAAAAATAATTCTGGAAAATATCAATATGAATTAGCAAGATTTAAAACAGGAGCTAATGGGATAACTGATTTTCAAGATATGAGAACGTTTTTAGATTTTGATTCTATATACAATTCAATAACATCAGAATATAGAAGTATATTAACACAGTTACAAAAAGAACTATCTGAAGTAGAAGATGGAAGTGCTTATATTTTAAACGAAGTAGAAGAAGAAACTGTATCGGGATCGGAAGGAAGTTTAGATGAAGGAAGTTTTTCTTATATAGCAACTTTTAAAAAAATAGGAAAAATAGTAAATGTAACTGTCACGGTAACGAGTAATATGAAAAACGTACTAATTATTCGTAATATTCCGAGTTTTGCAAAACCTTCAAACAGTGCTAATGGCGATTCAATAGCTAGTTCAGTATTAAAAGACCGCGGAAATATGGGCGGAGAGGGTGTTGCAGCTATATATGTTTCAGAAGAAGGAAATGTTAATATAAAAATATATACAGAGCAAGACAGTGTAAATACAAAAATGAAATTTGTTGGCAATTTAACTTATATATGTTAGAAAGTGGGAAATAAAATGTTTGAGATAAAAGAAAAAATATTAGAACCGAGCAAAATATATGCAGGTTCTAGTTTTTTATTAAAAATACGAGTAAAAAGCACAGGATTTTATAAATATTCAGATTATATAAGCAAAAAATATGTTGATTTGATCAACAAGACATATGAACAATTGTATAAAGAGGTGTAAAAAATGGGACAAACAAGTAAATATAAAATACCATATCCGGATGTGAATGATATTGCTAATATACCGGGTGACTTACAAAAAATTGCAGAAAAAACAGAGGCAATAATACAGAAACATGTTATGACAAACGAGAACGCAGAAGATTTAATTAGCAAAGTTGAACAACTTCAAACTGAGAACAACGAGTTAAAAGCTCAAATACCAGAGCGGTAATGTAGAAGGCAACAGTGTACATATAGAAGACAGTTCGAACTTAGAAATGAAGTGGAAACTGAAAGGTGGACATAAGCAAGAGACAAGGAGCGGAAAAAACAAAATTCCTTTGAGTTCTGCAAAAACAATAAATGGTGTTAATTTAAGTGTAGATGAAAAAGGAATATACACATTAAGCGGAACTGCTACGGGCGATTGTTTCTTTTCTATACCGCTTAAAAGTGTACTGACAGCAGATGTTAGCAGAACAATGTCTCTACAGATATTAAACGGAACAGCGAGCACAACAGGAGCGTTTTATTTAGCATTTAGAATAAGAAATTCAAATGGCGTATATGGTGAAGCTGAACTGAAATACAAGTCAGGTACAAGTAAGTATACAACAAAAACTATAACAACTGAATGTGCAACAGCTGAAATCACAGTAGTATCGGGAACAACATTGAACAATATTAAATTAGCTCTTCAACTAGAAGATGGAACAAAAGCAACAAGTATCGAACAATACGGTATGATGCCGTCTACAGATTATCCGAGTGAAATTGAAACAACAGGAAGTAATGTGAATTTATTTGATAAAGATAATGTAAATAAATTAAACGGAGTTCCGGACATTTCTAGTATTACTGCAAATTCTTCCGGAAAAACTTTTTATATAAAGATAGAACCTGATACATATACAGTTTCTAGAAAAGTTATAGGAGCTAGATTTGTAGTAGGAACAACTGCAAATATTCCGAAAATTGGAGAAACAATAATAGACAGAAAGGTAAACAATGAAGGAAGTTCTATAACATTAACTACATCTAAAAATGTTAATTATTTAGTAGTTTATTATTTGTATAATAGCGGTGAAAATGAAGAAGAGATATTAGACAACATAAAAATAGAAAAAGGTTCAACAGCAACACCTTGGTCGGCTTATGAAACAGGATGTGTAGAAAAAAAAGTGCAAAATAGAAATTTTTTATATTATACTGCTCAAAATCAAACAATTAACGGTGTTGAGTTTTTAATAAATAAAGATAAAAGTATAAAAGTAAAAGGAACAGCAACAGCAAC